TGGACCAATGGAGTTAAAGATTCTTATGTAGTTTTTAATCCAGACCCTAGCGGTAGATTTAAAGTTAGCTGGGTTCCAGATAGAAATCTGCAAAATAGAGTGATACTTAAAAATGGAGTAAAATATCCTGGAAATGAACACATGGGCGCTTTTGGCTGCGATAGCTATGATATTAGTGGTACTGTTGATGGTAGAGGATCCAACGGATCTCTTCATGGACTAACCAAGTTTAGTATGGAGGATGCTCCTGCTAATAGCTTTTTCTTAGAATATATATCTAGACCTCCTACGGCAGAGATATTCTTTGAGGACGTGCTTATGGCCTGTATATTCTACGGTATGCCAATATTAGCGGAGAACAACAAACCTAGGTTACTGTACCACTTTAGAAGAAGAGGTTACAGAGGTTATTCTATGAACAGGCCAGATAAAGTGTGGAACAAGCTTTCTGTTACAGAGAAGGAAATAGGTGGTATGCCAAACTCTAGCGAAGACATAAAGCAAGCTCACGCGGCCGCTATCGAAATGTACATAAATTACCATGTTGGAGTAAAGCGAGACGGGCAGATGGGTACTATGTATTTTAACGAAACGCTTAATGATTGGGCTAAATTCGATATAAACAAAAGAACTAAGTTTGATGCCTCTATAAGCAGTGGTCTAGCTATAATGGCTTGTAATAGACATTTATACTATCCAAAATCAAGTAATAGTAATAAAGTGAGCTTGAATATTGCTCGATATAAAAACAATGGATTAAACTCCGAAATCATAAAATAATATATGGCTGAGTCAGTTATAAAAAGTTATTTCCCATCTCAAGTAGTTAGTGACTTAGAGAAAATGTCTAAAGAGTATGGACTTAAGGTAGCAAGAGCTATTGAGCAAGAGTGGTTTAACGAAAACTACACTAATAATAGATATATAGAGAATAAGCAGAGATTTCACAAGCTTAGGCTGTACGCTAGAGGAGAGCAATCTATTCAAAAATATAAAGATGAGTTATCTATAAACGGTGACTTAAGCTACTTAAACTTAGACTGGAAGCCAGTTCCTATTATACCTAAATTCGTGGATATAGTAGTTAACGGTATGGCTGATAGATCTTATGATATTAAAGCTTACTCTCAAGATCCGTATGGCGTAGAAAAAAGAACTTCTTATATGCAGTCTATATTAGATGACATGCGTACTAAAGATTTTGCTGAAACAGTTAGAGATACATTTAAAGTAGATATAACAGAAAACGACCCAGATACATTACCTCAAACAGAAGAAGAGCTTATGCTTCACATGCAGCTCACGTATAAGCAAGAGGTAGAAATAGCGGAAGAGCAAGCTATATCAGTTTTAATGAAAGGTAACGACTACGACTTAATATCTAAAAGATTTTATTACGATCTAACAGTTTTAGGTATAGGCGCTGTAAAAACAGGGTTTAACACTTCTGAGGGTGTTACAATAGACTATGTCGATCCAGCTAACATGGTTTGGTCTTATACTGATTCACCATACTTTGATGATATATACTATGTAGGTGAAGTTAAAAGCATTCCAGTCAATGAGCTAGTAAAGCAGTTTCCACAATTAACAACGTCTGAGCTTGAGGATATAGTAAGTAAACCTAACACTAGGTCTAGATATGGTTGGACTAGACAAAGTACTTCTGAGAAAACAGACAACAATAAGGTTCAAGTTCTTTACTTCAATTACAAGACGTATATGGATAACGTCTACAAGTTAAAACAAACCGGAACTGGCGGTGAAAGAGCTATACCTAAAGACAGTAGCTTTAACCCTCCGGCTGACAAGCAAGGAGACTTCTCGAGGTTAAGCAAGTCTATAGAGTGTGTATACGAGGGAGCTATTATATTAGGTACTAACACTATACTAAAGTGGGAGATGGCTAAGAATATGATAAGGCCTAAAAGCGACTTTACTAAGGTTAAGATGAACTATAATCTTGTTGCACCTAGAATGTACAACGGTAGAACAGAGTCTATAGTTAGCCGTATAACAGGTTTTGCAGATATGATTCAGCTGACTCATTTAAAGTTGCAGCAAGTGATGTCTCGTATGATACCAGATGGCGTTTACTTAGATGCTGACGGCTTAGCAGAAGTTGACTTAGGGAACGGAACTAACTATAATCCACAAGAAGCGTTAAACATGTTCTTCCAAACAGGTTCTGTTATTGGTAGATCAATGAACGCGTTGGGTGAAGGTAATCCTGGATCAATACCAATAAGAGAGGTGCAGTCAGGCTCTGGTGGTCAAAAAATGCAAAGTCTAATACAGACTTACAACTACTATATGCAGATGATTCGCGACGTGACCGGGCTTAACGAAGCTAGAGATGGTAGCACGCCAAATAAAGACGCTTTAGTAGGTGTGCAAAAGTTAGCCGCCGCTAACAGCAACACGGCAACCAGGCATATACTTCAATCCGGACTTTATCTTACAGCTAGAGTAGCGGAAGCTTTGTCTCTTAGAATATCTGACGTAATAGAGTACTCTCCAACTAAAGACGCGTTTATACAAGCTATAGGCGCTCACAATGTCGCTACGTTAGAAGAGATGTCTAATCTGCATTTATATGATTTTGGTATATTTTTAGAGCTAACGCCTGACGATGAAGAAAAGCAGATGCTTGAGAATAATATTCAAGTAGCATTATCTAAAGGGTTAATAGAGCTTGAAGACGCTATTGATCTCAGAGAGATAAGAAACTTAAAGCTAGCCAATCAGCTTCTCAAAATAAGAAGAAAACAAAAAATGGACAAGGATCAAGAGATGCAGCAAGCAAACATACAAGCGCAAGCTCAAGCTAACGCTCAAGCGCAGCAGGTGGCTTCTCAGGCAGAAATACAAAAGCAGCAGGCTGTAACTCAAATGAATACTCAATTGGAGCAAGTTAAATCTAGCATGAAGATACAAGAGCTTCAACAAGAAGCTTTAGTAAAAAAAGACTTGATGCAATTCGAGTTTGACTTAAACATGAAGCTTAAGGGTGTTGAATCTGAAGTTGCAAAAGAAACTGATGCTAGAAAAGAAGATAGAAAAGACGAAAGAACAAGAATACAAGCATCGCAGCAAAGCGAGCTTATAGACCAAAGAGCTAAGGGTAAGTCCCCTAAAAGGTTTGAGTCATCAGGTAATGATGTCATAGGTCAAGGAATAGGGTTAGACAACTTTAACCCTAGGTAAGTTTATTAATTATATTATATTATGGAAGAAAACGAAAACACACTAGAAGAGGTTAAGAGTGAAGAAACAGTAGCTCAAGAGCCTAAAACAGAGGAGCCAAAAGTACCGCAAGACTTTAGCAAGTTTGAATCTAAAGACGACGAGTCCGTCTACAAAGTGGACATGTCTGCTTCAATTGAAGAAGATCAAGTTGTTGAAGAACCGGTCGTAGAGGCTGTTGAAGAAGTAGCCGAAGAGGTAGAACAGCCAAAACCTGTAGTAGGAGAGGTTGATACAGAAGTTAAAGAAACGAGTAAAACAAGTAATGATCTACCTGAAGGACTCGATAATTTAGTTTCTTTTATGAAAGAGACTGGAGGAACTGTTGAAGACTACGTTTCTTTAAACACCGACTACTCTGAAATGGATAACATGACGGCTCTTCAAGAATATTACAAAAACACAAAGCCACATTTGAGCTTAGATGAAATAAACTTTTTAATGGAAGACTCTTTTTCTTTCGACGAAGATCTTGACGAAGAGAAAGAAATTAAAAGAAAGAAATTAGCGTTAAAAGAGCAAGTTGCCAACGCTAAACAATACTTAGAAGATCAAAAATCTAAGTATTACACCGAGATTAAGACCAACAATAGTCTGACTGATCAACAGCAGAAGGCGGTAGATTTTTTCAATCGTTACCAAAAAGAATCTGAAGAAAACCAAAGAACTATTAGTGAGAGATCTCAAAAGTTCCAAGACAGAACTGACAGCTTGTTTAACGAAGAATTCAAAGGTTTTGAGTTTAGCGTTGGCGAAAAGAATTTTAGGTTTAACGTCAAGAACAGAGATCAAGTGAAAGAGACGCAAAGTGACATAAACAATTTTGTTAAGAAGTTTCTTGACGAAGACGGTAACTTGACTAACGCAGACGCATATCACAAATCGCTTTATACCGCTATGAACGCTGATGCTGTTGCAAAGCACTTTTACGAACAAGGTAAAGCAGATGCTATCAAGGATAGTGTTTCGAGTGCAAAGAACATAGACATGGCGCCAAGACAATCGTTGAACGATGGTGTTGAAGCTGGCGGACTAAAGTATAGAGTTCTTGGAGAAGATTCAGATTCGCTTAAATTTAAAATTAAAAAATAACTCTAAAAACATTTAATTATGGCAATTTCGAACCCAGGTGGTAATTTGAATAGTGTGCCTTCACCAGTGAAGCAAACACTATCTTCAAACTACATCGATTTTACAAAGGACACAACTAAAGGTTGGGCCCAACAATACTTACCAGATTTACTAGAGCAAGAAGCTGAGGTATTTGGTAATAGAACTATTTCAGGATTTTTATCTCAAGTAGGCGCTGAAGAATCTATGGCTTCTGACCAAGTTATTTGGTCTGAACAAGGTCGTTTACATTTATCCTACCACGCAACGTTAGACAGT